GCGAAACCCTATGCCTATGGATCGGCCGATTGCTTCATGCTCGGCTGCGCCGTCATCGACGCGCTGACGGGCTCGGCACTCGCCGACAAATACCGCGGCGCCTATCGGACGCTTGCCGGTGCGCAGCGGGCGCTGCGCCGGCGCGGGCACACGTCGCTGGTGAGCTTCTTCGCAGCCGAGCTCGGCCAGCAGCCGAAGGGCGGGGCGGAAGCGCGTCTTGGCGATCTCGTCATCCTGCATCTTGCCGATGGCGCCGAACATGTTGGCGTCTGCCTGGGCGCCCGTTTCGTCACCAAGACCGAACGCGGCCGCAGCGATCACGGCCTCGCCGACGTTATCGCAGCCTTTCATCTCGGATAATTGATCATGGCAATCTTTACAGGTATCGCCACGGCAATCGCCGGTGCGCTGTTCGGCGGCTCTGCGCTTGCCACCAGCCTGATCGGCGGCGCGCTGGCCTTCGGTGCCAAGTTCGCGATCGGCAAGATCCAGGCAGCCAAGCAGGTCAAACAGAAGCACACGGCTGTCCAGGGCGAAATTCAGTTCGGCGGCGACGTGCCGGTTGACACCCTCTATGGTGTCGGCAAGACCAAGGGGCAGCGTGCCTTCTATGCCAAGTGGGACAAGGGCAACAAGCGCAATGCCGAGGTCTTCATCCTCGCCAACGGCTGGTGCGACGGGCTGGAGCCGTACGTCTACATGTATGGCGAGAAGTACAATCTCGTGGCACAGGCGACGATTGGCAACGAGGTCGCACGCTACGGCGTGCAGGGCTTCATCGACGGCGACGGCAACAGCGTGATCTCGATCCGCTTCTATGACGGCCGCCCGGGGCAGGGCGTCGACCAGCGTCTCGTCGATGTCACGGCCAACCTCGGCAACAAGTGGAAGGCGACGAGCAAGCTCTCGGGCATGTGCTATGTCGTCGTCGAGCGCTACTACCATCTCGAGTTCTTCCGTGACGCCGGCAAAGGCAAGCCGGACATCGATTTTGTGCTGCGCGGCTTGCGCGAATACGACCCGCGCAAGGACACCACGGTCGCCGGCGGTTCCGGACCGCAGCGCCTCAACACGCCGTCAACCTGGGTGCACACGAAGAACCCGGCCGTTCACCGGCTGAACTATCAGCTGGGCCTTCGCGCGCTGGTCTCCGGCCGCACGCTGATCGGCGAGGGCAAGAGCCTCGGCCAGATCGATCTCGCCACCTATTTCGTGGCGATGAACGTCTGCGATACGTTGCGGGCGAACGGCAAGAAGACCTATGAGTGCTCGCTGTTCGTCAGCGGCGACGACGATCACACCGAGGTGCTGAAGCAGTTCGACGATGCGATAGCCGGCTATGGCCTTAACCGCCGCGGCCTGTCCGGTGTCATCCCTGGTGCACCGCAGATCCCGGTCAAGGATCTGACTGNCGGCTTTGGGCTTTACCGCCGCGGCCTGTCCGGCGTCATTCCCGGTGCACCGCAGATCCCGGTCAAGGATCTGACTGCAGCCGACATCCCGATCGACCGCGCCAAGGACGTGCAGTTCCGGCCTTCGGCTTTCGAGCGCTTCAACCACCTTTCCGGCCAGTTCACCTCGATCGAGTCGATGTGGAACCCGGAGAGCCTGAAGCCGGTCTATGTGAATGCGGACATCGCCGCCGACGGCCGCAACCGGCAGACGAGCATCGATTTCCTGCAGGTGACCGATCCGGACATCGCGCAGTATCTGCTCAATATCCGCTACCGGCAGAACCGCATGGGCGGCAAGGCGACGGTTCCCGTCAGCCGTCGCTTTGGTCTGGCGGTACAGGAAGGCGAGTGGATCACCTGGCGTGGCAAGACCTGGCTGATCAGCGAATGGCGGGCCGACGAGCGGCTGCGCATCACGCTGGTGCTTTCGGAGACCAGTGCGGCGATCTATGACGACGACGGCATCGAGCCCGGCCCAATTGTCGTGCCGCCGACGCCGCCGATCAATCCGTCGCTGCTCTCGACCGTGCAGAACTTCAATGTTGCCGTCGGCATGATCAACGGCGCGCAGGGCTATGACACGCCGGCGCTCGTCTTCACCTGGACGCCGCCGGACGATCCGACGATCACCGCCGTCCGCTTTGTCTATCAGATCGAGGGCACGACAGAGATCTTCGAGGATCAGTGCACCTCACCCGAGGACGGTAGCTTCCGCACCACGAAGAACGTCGTCTCCGGTAAGGTCTACAATGCCCGGGCGACGATCACGACCGTGCCCGACCGGCTGCGCACATTCACGCCCTGGATGACGACGGCGCAGCCGACCGGCTTGCAGACGCTGCTCACTGGCTTGCAACAGCTGCAGGACGATGCGCTGAACCGCTTCAAGGAACTGCAGCAGGAAATGGACGAGTTCTTCCGGCCGCGCCTCGTCGAGCTGCTGGATGCTTTCTCACTCGAGGGTGCCGTCGGACAGATCGAGCGCCAGCAGATCGTTGCCACCATAGGCGACGCGCTGGCGCAGATCATCGAGGAGCGCCGGGTACGCGTTTCGGAGAACGAGGCGATGGCGCAGTTGCTCACGTATCTGCAGGCTAGCCTCGGCACCACAAATGCGCGGCTGATCACCGAGGAGACTGTGCGCGCAACGACAGACAGCGCCCTCGCAAGCTCGATCACGACACTCGACGCTGAAGTCGATGGCAACCTCGCCCGCTTGATCGCCGAGGAAACCGCTCGCGCAGACGGCGATGGGGCGCTTGCGAGCAGCATCAGCGGCGTGAGCGCTGATTTCAACGGCCGGTTCGCACAAGGGCTGGTGAAGTTCGAGGCNTGCGCGCAACGACGGACAGCGCCCTCGCAAGCTCGATCACGACGCTCGACGCTGAAGTCGATGGCAACCTCGCCCGCTTGATCGCCGAGGAGACCGCTCGCGCAGACGGCGACGGGGCGCTTGCGAGCAGCATCAGCGGCGTGAGCGCTGACTTCAACGGCCGGTTCGCACAAGGGCTGGTGAAGTTCGAGGCGGTCGCGGCGCCGACCGGCGTTGATGCCCGTTTCTCGGTGTTGTTGCGGGCCGGGACCAGCCAGAGCTTTAAGGTGTCGGGCTTCTATGTCGAGCTTTACACCGACGGCGGTGTGCAGAAATCGCGCATGGCCGTGCAGGCGGATCAGTTCCTCGTCACGTCAGGCAACAGCCGCCATTACCCACTCGTCTTCGAAGACGGAGAGTTGAAGCTGGCCGTTGCCAACATCGGCACGGTCAACGCCGGTCTTCTTCAGTCAGTGAACGGCAAGATGAAAATCGACCTCAACAACGGCACGATCGAGATCTTTAGCTGATGACCAGGACAATGATTGGCGTCGACTCGACCGGCGCCGGCTGCATCAAGATCATGAAGAATGACGCTGACAATCCGCGCACGACGCCGGACAGTCAGCGGTCGAAGTTCCTCTATAACTCGAAATACGCTCTGAACGCGTCGATTGCGCATATCGAGCGGATCAATCAAATTAGCTCTGGCGGAAGTGTCCAGTACAATTATTACCCGGCAGGGTCGAACGCGTCCAACTNAGCTGATGACCAGGACAATGATTGGCGTCGACTCGACCGGCGCCGGCTGCATCAAGATCATGAAGAACGACGCTGACGATCCGCGCACCACGCCGGACAGCCAGTGGTCGAAGTTCCTCTATAACTCGAAATACGCTCTGAACGCATCGATTGCGCATATCGAGCGGATCAATCAAATTAGCTCCGGCGGAAGTGTCCAATACAATTATTACCCGGCAGGGTCGAACGCGTCCAACTATCAGAAGATGGAAGGATCAGGCGGCGGGGAGTCNATGCCCCTGTTTGACGTGAAAGCCACACGGACGAACACCGGGCGTTTCAACCAGCAGCGAATTCAGCGCCGCTATTCAGGGAAGTACTATAACGACCAGGGCGGATATTTCTTTATGGGGAACTGGTATCAGGCCCCGTGGATGAAAAACTTTAGCGGCAGTGTCAGTCAATGGGGTGATTTCCCATACGGTACTTACGCCAAAATCACCACGTCAACGAATGACGATGCATACAACCGCTTCTTGTCGCGAGACAAGCGGTTGATCGTGTGGAACCTCCCCGGCAACGAAGACCCGTCTCTGGAAGCGCCGCCATTGGCTCCAAATGGATCGAAGAACATCGTTCTGCGATCCGATAAGATGATAATCGCCAAGCCCGGCTACAACGCGGAGACGGCGAACGAGTGGCAGGTTTCGTTCGACAGCCGCCGTGTGCCCGTGAAGGTCATTGCCGCTGCGGACATCGCAATTCCTGCCGGTGAATCCTTCTATGAAACTAGCATCACCTTGCCGGCAAACATCGCCCTTGATGTTCATTTTTACGAGGGATCAACGATCTATTACCCGTTCAATCCGAACATGAGTAACGGCCTGGGTGCGGATTATTGGTTCAGCGGCTCGCGAATTTATTTCAATTCGTCCGATACGATGCGCGCCCGGTTCATGCTCTACCTCGACGCAGGAGACCCGCCGACGAACGGCAGCAACCGCGTGCTAAGGGAATTCACGGCAGGCGGCCAGGACGTTGTGCAGTTCTTGCGCCCCGGTTCCGCCAACCCGCCATCATGGGCGGATATCATCATCGATACGCGCTGGCCTTGCGTGCAAATCATTGCGGAAGGCTATTTCAGTGTTGCGGTAGGAAGCCCGCTTCAAACGATCATCAACTTTGACGCTTCCGGCATGTTCCCGATGGTCAAATACATGACCAAACACGGGGCGGGGTCGGAAACGAGCGTTGGCAGTTGGACCGAGTCGATCAAGCTTCCGACCGTTCGTCAACGCGTCTATTCGACCAACAGCAATTTCGAGTGCGGTGATAGTTCCCATTGCCGCCTCACACAGACAAGCGCCACGTTTGTCACCAATCGCGGTCAGCCCGGCGATTACTACAACGATGCAGATGATCCGGGCACGTGGCGAACGGAAGGCGCCGATCACGTGCTCGGCATCCGCTACTACATTCTCGGCATCCCAGCTTAGGAACTCCTGACATGACGATACCCTATGTAACCGGCACGGTTTCCGTGACCGCCGGCAGCGCCGTTGTCACCGGCTCCGGGACCGCCTGGGCGACCGCACTGATCGCCGGCGGGCTCTTCGGTCTCGACAGCAGCAACGGCAACCCGGTCCCGATCCTTTCCGTCGACAGCAACACCCAGCTGACGCTGGCCAAGCCCTGGCGCGGCACGACAGCGGCCGGGCAGGGGTACTGGATTATCCGTGACACGGCCTACCTGCAGCAGCAGACCGTCAACGCCCAGGCGCTCTCGACCTATATCCAACGGCTCGACAATGCGGCGCTAACGGCTTTGGCCGGGCTCACGCCGGCCGCCGACAAGTTCGCCTATTTCACTGGAGCGAATTCCGGTGCTCTTGCGGACATCAAGGCGAAGGGGCGCGACCTGCTTTCGTCGACGACCGTGCTCGACGCCATTTTGAAGCTCGGGCCGGTGTGGGGCGGCTCCGTTCGGTCACCTGCTAACAGCGATGTCGGTCTGGTCGATGGCGATCTCAACACCATAACCATTGCCGGGGTCTATACGCTTGCGGGAAACTGGGCCAACACCTATGCCGGCGCCGCCTCGACAGCCACGACCGGAACGCTGGTCGTGCTCCAGCGAAGCTCCAACGCCGTGTTTCAATATTTCTACCGAGACAACAACCAGGTCTTCAGAAGGAACACCGTCAACGGCGGCACAAGCTGGACGGACTGGACGATNCCGTGTTTCAATATTTCTACCGAGACAACAACCAGGTCTTCAGAAGGAACACCGTCAACGGCGGCACAAGCTGGACGGACTGGACGATTGTTGAGCTACCGGTTGTAGGCACTGCCTCAAACTCGGCAGGCTTCCCGGCTGGCGCAATCATTGAGCGCGGCAGCAACGCCAACGGCGAGTACGTGCGTTTTGCTGACGGCACACAGATCTGTTGGGGAATTGGAACTATTAACGTCTCGACTACCCTCAACAACCACTTTGGCTCTACCTCCGGAGCCTCGGTCACCGGCAACGCGCTAATCAGCTTCCCGGCGACGTTCTCGAATACAAACTACTCGGTAACGGTCTTCCCGACCTTCCGCGGCTTCACGGTGCTTGGCGCCTATTCGAAGAACGGTGCCAATGCCGCTGTCAGGATGGGCGTGTCAGGCTCGACCGCAAACGATGTTCCTTATGAATGGTCAGCTTACGGAAGGTGGTTCTGATGAAAATTGATCTCTCTCCCCAGCGCCGCGATGACCTCCTGACGGTCACCAAGGCAGGCGACGTTTTCACGGTCAACGGTATGGCATTCGACTTCTCAGCGCTGCCGGACGGTGCGACGATACCGGCCGGCGAGGTCCCTTGTGAATGGCTCGTCGGCTCCGTCGAACGGACCGCCGGCGAGCTTCACCTGACGCTCATCCTGCCGCACGGTCCGGGCCCTTCTCAGGCCGTAGCATTTCCTCCGCCACTCATCGACCCGCCCGACGGGGTGATTGCATTGCCCGCCGATCTGCAGCCATCGATCCCTGATCCTGCTGAAGAGGAGCCCGCCAATGTGGACGGTTGACCTATCGAAAGTTGTCACGGCCGAGCAGAAGGCGGCAGAGGCGCGCGCCGCACTGCAGGCGCAGTATTCCGCCGCCATCCAGGCGCATCTCGATGCCAAAGCGCGTGAACGGCAATATGACAGCATTCAGACTGCCATCACCTATCGCGGCGATCCGAACCCGCAGTTCGCGGCCGAGGGCGACGCGCTCTTCGCCTGGCGATCGGCAGTGTGGACCTATTCCACGGCCGAGCTGGTGAAGGTGCTCGCCGGCGAGCGAGCGCAGCCCAGCCTCGAAGAGTTCATGGCAGAGCTGCCGGCGTTGGAATGGCCCAACGCCTAAATTGAGGCTTATTCTTCTTGGGTGGCGAGCCCGGCCACCAGCAGCGCGATTGCAGCACGCTGTTCTGATGAGGCGATTCGATCAAAATTGGCGGCTAGTTTCAGAGCGGCCGTACTGTGATCCGGGAACGCCAATGTCACGTCGCCAATCTCNGCGGTTTCGACGAGCTTGCTCGCTGAAATCCGATCCTTGCCGCTCTCGTACTTCTGTACCTGCTGAAACGTGACGCCGATCGCAGCGCCCAGTTTCTTCTGGGAGATTCCACTGATCTCCCGAAATCGACGGATGTTGTTTCCCATGGTCACGTGGACATCCTTGTCCGCTTGGCTTTTCCCCATATGGCTTCAGTCCTTCGCTCGCATGTCGGCTCCGATCTGAAGCCCTTGATGTGCATCTAACTCACCTGACTTCAACATTCACCTTAACAAGGGAATAAATCAGATGGATAAAACCGTGCCTCCTGGCGCGGCGATCCTGCTCGACTTTATCCGTGAAACGGAAGTCGGGCGGAGCGACCGCGCGTCTTACGATGTCATCTACGGCCACAACCAGGCCAAGCTGCCGCAACCGCTGACGACCATGACCTATGGTGAGATCGTCGATGCGCAGGCGAAGTGGTCCAAGCGGTTCGGCTCCAGCGCGGCCGGCGGCTATCAGTTCATGCGGGCGACGCTGATCGATCTTGCGAAGCAGGTCACGTCGATCAGCGGAAAAGATGTCTTCACGCCCGATCTGCAGGACCGGCTCGCCTACAAGCTGCTCGTGCGGCGCGGCTACCCGGAGTACATCGTTGGTAAGATCAGCCTCGTCCAGTTCGCAGAAAACCTGGCGAAGGAATGGGCCTCCTTTCCGGTGCTGGTTTCGTGCAANCCGCCATGACCTATGGTGAGATCGTCGATGCGCAGGCGAAGTGGTCCAAGCGGTTCGGCTCCAGCGCGGCCGGCGGCTATCAATTCATGCGGGCTACGCTGATCGATCTTGCGAAGCAGGTCACGTCGATCAGCGGGAAAGATGTCTTCACGCCCGATCTGCAGGACCGGCTCGCCTACAAGCTGCTCGTGCGCCGCGGCTACCCGGAGTTCATCGTTGGTAAGATCAGCCTCGTCCAGTTCGCAGAAAACCTGGCGAAGGAATGGGCCTCCTTTCCGGTTCTCGCGGCCACGAAGGGCAGCGAGCGCGAGATCAGGCGCGGCCAGTCCTACTATGCCGGCGACGGGCTCAACAAGGCGCTGGTGAGGCCGGAGAAGGTGGAGGCGGTGCTGCAAGAGGTGCTCGACGCAGCCCGCCGGCCGCACGAACCGGTAGAGGAGCCGGAAGCTCGTCCCGTGCCTTCGCCCGGTCCGAAGCCGAAAGCGAAGCCGGTGCGCAAGTCCGGCCGGTTCTGGACATGGCTGCTGACGGCCGGCGGCACGATCGTGACCGGGCTGAAAGAACTGAACCTGGTCGTGCTCGACTGGCGGGTGCAGATCGCCATCCTCGTCGTCATCGTCGGCTTCGCTGTCTACGCGATCACCTCCATGCCAGTGGTGCGCGGTGCCCTGGGGTTGAAGTGATGGTCGACTGGCCGAAGATCCTCGGCGGCGCGCTCGTGCTCGCCGCCATCACCTGGGCGATCGTCGAGATCCGCGAGGACGGGGCCCCGATCCCGGCAAAACCGCTATCGAAAGGCAGAACAATGAAGCGGCGAACCGCGCTCACTCGAAGCGCAATGATTACCATACCTGCCTTGCTGCTGGCGGGCTGTGTAACTTCGGGGCCGGGGAGTGCGACGGCCCTTAGAAGCATCGTCGTGACTGACCTGATCGGCGCGCGCGGCGCGACGCCGGCAGATCAGCGCAAGATCGACCGGACCGTCGTCGGCATCTGCGCCGCGGCGGTCTGGACGAAAGGGGAATTCGCGAGACACGGGGAAGGCCGCTAAATGTCGCAGAAATATTCGTCTCTGATCGAGCTGCTCAATGCCTGGTTTGGCGGCGCGGCAACGACCATGATCGGCGCGCTGGTCGGGCGGCTGATGTGGCACACAAATGAGGTCCGGAAGATGCGCCGGAAGTTCTTCGGAAAGGAGCTGCTCTGGGAAATGCCGATCGCCGTCGGCATGGCCTTCATCGGCGAGGCGCTGGCGTCATGGCTGGCGCTGGAGCAACCGATGGCGACGGGCTTGATTGCTGCGCTCGCCTATCTCGGGCCGCGCGGGTCCGAGGTGCTGTTCATCCGGTGGCTTGCGACAAAGGTTGAAAATCGCTAGACGCTTTTGCTGATCGGGCTGATCTCGCTTCGTAGCCGTGCTCCTTTCCGATAGTTGCTAGTGCTGCAAGACCCGTGGCCTCAGTTTCACGGCTTGCAGCAGAGTATCGTCCAGGGGGTCAGTACGCGATCAAAAGGTTGGGCGCCTTCCTCGACGTCGCTTTATGGTTTACTCGCCATCTCCAAGGTGCCCACGAGCGGTGCCCTCGCGCAAAGAGACGCCGGCAAGAAGCCGGCGCCAATCATTATCGAAATTAGGCCTCGCAGAGATTGCAGTTGTAATTAATAGGCTTTGCCCAGTTTGTAGAGAAAGTTGTCATCGTTGAATGGTACGCCCTTGCCGAACTTATACTCGTTAAGCGCATCTCGCGCTGCCTGCGTCATGGCCTCCCAGCTGATTGCAGGCTGCGTCCCGCCAATTGTCCGAGTACCCGACAGTGAAGGGTTGAGTGGAAATGGGTTCCGTTGATAGGCGACCTTCGGATGTGTTCCTCTCATGTAGGGATCTGTGTCCCGGATGTAATGGTCATGGCTGGAGTAGCTGACCGCGATAACGTGTGACTGGCTTTTACAAGCATCGGTCCAGACGACGATATTTTGCCAGCCAGATCGGTGCCCCGTGTTGCCGGGCCCGTCGACGTTCATCTCCTTGGGGTAGTACCAAGCGTACATGATGCCGCACCGGTCCCCGAAGAGCGTCGCTCTGACGTAGACCTGTCCAATGCTGCGGGCGCAATGGCCGTTCATCGCTCCCGACGGCGCCAGACCACCGCTGACGTTCCCATGAGCATCCACGGCGGGGAAAGGGACACAGCCGTTGAAGACCTTGAGATATGGCTGGAAGCTCTTGAGGAAGGCGGAGACGTTCTCCTGAAATCCTACGACCTTATCGTGATCAATGACGTCAGCCGCGCGCGCCGGGATCGATAGTCCGCAAACAAAAACGAACATCAACGCGGTTAGCAGCCTTCGCCCATTGAGTGAAGAGACGGGTATCATTTTGTTTCCTTTGCTGCTTTGAACCATTTCGGTTCGCAACATGAATGTCTCAACAGCATGCAAGCCCCGGGGGCTAAATCGTGCAACATCGTGCTTGGTCGCAGGGGTGAGAGCTGAAGGAAGGGCATTGCTCGCTGTTGAGCTACTTAGATGGAGATATGACCACACGGTTCAAGGAACAATCTGTCTCGAGGAGCCGATTACGGCCAACCTCGTCAGGCAAATACAAGAAAGTCAGCGTCACCGACGCTGACCCAGGCGACAAGGACGCTACAACGTCGTCGGGTGAACCCCGATGCAGCAAGCTGCATCGGGGAGCAGGAAGGAGTGGAATTTTTATTCCGGCGTTTCAAAGATTTCGAGCCGTTGGCCATCGACAGCGGCCACAGTGTAGGTTCGCGTCGACCACGCGGCGCCGCCGCAAGTCGATCCAAAAATGGAATATGTAAAACTGGTGCCAGGATGTAACCCCCCGAGGTCCATATGGGTCCCGTCAGCGGGGGTGAACTGCCGCGTTCCCGTCGGCAGGTAAAAGCGAAAACAACGGGTCACGTTCGTTCGGTTATAAGCCTTTACCATCGAGCAATGTGTACCATTATCATTGCATGGCTGATTTTGCGCGAAGGCAGGTGAGGAGATAG